CGTCGCTACGGGCGATACAAACGCTACAGGCAGTTACGTGAGTACAGGCATCTATTCTTGTAACATAGCCCTTACAGCGGCTGCTACGCCCTTACAGGAGATACACGATGTGTGGCACTCAGGCAGCGTAGAATATTTCACTGGCTCTTTCTTCCCAGAGTTAATGCCAACCTATGATAGCGCACCAACGTTTAATAGAATTACATCTTGTAAAAATCTTAAAAAATCTTACTCCATTCAAGACACAGCAAGATTTAGATTTTTTGTTCGCGATCGCAATTGGTCTCCGACCCTCTATACGGTTGCAACTGCCAATAATCCAACTGACATTATAGAAAGCGCATCATTTAGTATTCACCGTGTCACAGATAATCTAGCGGTGATCCCATATGGAACGGGTTCAGACTTAAGCACCTACTTATCTTACGATAAAGAAGGAAATTTCTTTGACCTAGATATGTCTCTTTTAGAGAAAGACTACATGTATGAGATAAGATTGTCATACTACAACGATAGTATAGGTGATTGGCAAGAGCAACCCCAAACGTTTAAATTTAGAATTGAAGAATAATTAAAGTATGAGTCTTAAAAAGTATTTTCAAATTACCGAGAATATTAAGTCACTCTCCGGTAAAACAGCTGATGAAATAGGCTCTCAAGTAGAGTCTGTTGCTTATCACGAACAGGATATTATCGATGAAGAAAGGTTTATTCCAAGAGTAGACTTTTCTAACCCGGCTAATTTTGCTCGTTATGGCTCAGCTGTAGAATACTACGACCAATCTATTAGGAGAATCTACAACGAATATCCTTATGACGGCTCATTAAGAGAAAAACTAGAATGGCGTAACGAATCAACTTACATTGATTTACATATCTTTGATAATCTTTACCCAAGAACAAATGGTTACGCTATCATATCTGCCGATGGGTGGGGAACACAAACATCCACAGCAGACGGTTACGGTCTCTCCGGAGATTTAGAGTATATTTTCGTTAAGGGTGGTCCAAACCCAAATCCAAATGGAATGAGCCCGAAGTCGACTCAGTTCACTGGGTCCAACTATTATGAACCATCCAAAAACAGAGGATCCAACCTAGAGTTTGATTTAGCATCCCAAGGTGCTTCTCTGGAATTTTGGCTCAACAAGACAGAATTTATTACCGCATCGACCGAAAAAGAAGTTATCTTTGATCTTTGGAACGGACAGCTATCCTCTTCTGCTGATTATCTTCGATTTAGGCTGGAATTAACAGGCGCGGCCGATGGCACCGATCCGTTTTTGCTTACTGTTCTTTCAGGTACCACAGGCTTTTACCAACAGGCTATTGCAGCTTCCTCTTTTACCACAGCCTCTGTAGCCGATTCTAATTGGCATCACTATGCGGTTACTGTTAAGTCAGCATCAGCAGGAGTCACAACAAGATTTTATGTTGATGGAAATCTAAACAACGAATTAAATCTAGGAACTGCTGGTATTAACGATACAGACAGTTCTGCTTTGAGGGCTTATATTGGTGCCCTTATAGCTTCCCCATCCGGATCCACTGCCGCCGCCGGTGCGGGTAAACTATCTGGGTCTATTGATGAACTAAGATATTGGAAAACACAAAGATCTTCTAAAGAAATTGGACGCTTCTGGTTTACACAAGTTGGAGGTGGTGTCAACACGGACCCCACACCTTTTACTACAACAGAGGAATCAGCAAATGTTGATTTGGGTGTTTACTTTAAATTTAATGAAGGTATCACCGGCGTAACAGCGACAGACAATACCGTTTTAGATTACTCTGGACGCTTTTCAAATGGGTCGTGGACTGGTTATGGGTCAAATTCAAGAAATACCGGATCTGCAATTGTTCTTTCAAACGCAGCGGTAAGCGAGTTTAAAGACCCGATTATTTATTCTTTCCACCCTGATGTGGTAGCGCTCTCGTCAAATCTAGAGACGACAGGTTCTGCGTACGATGTAGGTAATAACGCGTCAATTTATAATTCTATTCCTTCTTGGATCACCGAAGAGGATCAGGAAGGAACAAAGAATGTTAAGTATCTAACACAAATAATTTCAAGTTATTTTGATACCCTACATCTTCAGATCGATAACTTAAATCATCTTAAAGATATTCAATACCTAAGCGGTAGTGATAAACCGCTGCCGTTCTCTGAAAAATTACTTTCTTCATATGGCTTTGTAGCACCAGAAATTTTCTTAGACGCTGACGTGCTAGAGAAGTTAGCGGACAGGAGCGAAGATAAAGTTTATGAAAAATCTCTCCATGATGTTAAGAATATTATTTATCAAAACATCTACAACAATCTTAACTACATCTATAAATCAAAGGGCACCGTAAAGGCGTTCAGAAATCTAATTCGCTGTTTTGGTATTGATGATGAGTTAGTGAAATTCAATGTTTATGCGAATAACGTTGAATATGAGATGAGAGATAACAGAAGAAACGTTATTGTTGCTGACAAGTTTGTTAATTTTAATACTTCTGAGGGCAGACTTGCTTCTGTTTATAATTACACCGACGCGTCGAATGCGAACTCAGTTGGCTTTATAACATCTAGTTCCGGCTTAACAGAGGGGTACGCTACAACCTTAGAGGCAGAAATTCTATTTCCTAAGAAACTAGACGAGTCCTCAATTGTCTACGTCAATACAAACACAATTAGCGCATCTTTATTTGGTGTTCACGGAACAGTGGATTCCGGAACTGACACAACGTGGTCTTCCTCTGATGCGGTAAACCTCCAAGTTTTTGCTGTCAGAGACGAATTACAGTCAACAAATGTTAAATTTGTTTTGACCGGCACTGCTGGCGGATATGTTCCAGAGCTTTCCTCCGCACTCTACGAGGATGTTTATGACAATACAAGATGGAATCTTTCAGCAAGAATTAAGCCAGAGCAGTATCCCCTCGCTGGGCTAGTTACTGGAACAAATTCTGATTATATAGTGGAACTTCATGGTGTCCAAGTGGAAGCCGGCGAG